TGTTTACCAGTTGGATCAATAGCTGAATCCATTTTAAGATATGGTGGTAATAGTTCTCGTATATTCTTTAGAGATTTAAGATTATCTTTTGCTCCTGAATGTTTCTTATGAGCAAATAGCATCTTTATATTCTTACCACCGAAATTAAATACCCATAGATACCAACATAATGCTGATACAGTTTTACCATGCTGTCGAGGGAACTCTACAAACTGGTTTATATTATATACAAACATGTAGTTCATAGCCAAGTTTCCTCGGTGTAGGTTATACGGTATTTCTCTACCTTCGGCTGGTAGTCTTACAACTTCTCTAATGAAATACCAGAAGTTAACCATACACTCTCTCAATATTTTCATCTTAATGACATTATTCTGAGGAGTAGATGTTAATAATGCTGGATCTCTTGGATCAACACCTATCAAATCTGGATCATATATTGATAGGAAGAATGAATTATTTTTTATACCTTTAGCCTTAAGATAATAGTGTACCTTCATGAAACTATTGTTAGTAGTAGTATCATGAATATATACTTTTACCTGACCTGGTACAGTATTAGTAATCAAGGTGTTATATATCTCCTTATATGTATAATTATATAAGAGTGAAAACGCTATGTCATCATTTTAAAGGAGGATTTTAATGGCAGAAATAAAGTTCTTTTTAATTGTATTCATTGCAACTGTTGTTGGTCAAGTTGCATATACAATGTTTACCAATAGAAAGATCTTAAAGATTATCGAAGATGGTTATAAAGTAACAGAGGATATGAATCTTGATATATCTATACACCAATTTATCAAGACTATCAATATGGATCGTGATGAAGATATGAGTCGTGAAGAATATGTAGAATATATCAACAATCAGGCAATTGCTATATATAAACAATTTCTCTTAGAGTATGATGAAAAGATTAGAAATATATCTAAAGAGAATGTTGGAGATTATAATAAAGCCATTAATATCGTAGTGAAGATTGGTTGGGATAATCTTTATAAAATATACTTCGAGGATAATAATATTCTATATCATAAATATGATAAAAAGGAGGAAGAATAATATGCCAATCGGAGTAATTATATTCATTGTAATCATATTGATAACTTCTGTTATCTTTTATTTTGCCGCAACAGCTGCAATTGGTAGACAAGTATTAGAAATGTATGATGAGATATATACATGTGTACAGGAATTCAATGAACATGTTAAAGTTGAAGATTTGGTTAGCAAAATTGATAAGAGTGCTAATCTAGACTTACCATTTGAATTATATATGGAATACATTCAAATGGAAATGTTTGATGAATATAGAAATATGTTTCTATCAGAGTATAAACAATTCCAACATATTGCAGAAGGTAATAATTCCATTTCAATTAGAACATTGAATAATGTATTAAATGTTGGAATTAATCATATATACGATGTATACTTTTCAGACAATGATCTTCTGTATAGAGTGTATACAAATAACGTAAATAGGAATATTAAAGATGGGGAGGATATAGAAGAACAAGAGAGGGAGAACAATCTATTGTATGATGATGACGATAGTGAGTTTATTAAGGATGAAGATACTGAGCTGCATCCAAGGGAAGATCTAGGAAATGATATAGATATTCCTGAGACTTATGCTAGCTTTGATGATATTGAAAAGTATAACACTATTGAGTATGAATAATAAGGAGAAGAAGAAAAATGAATTATACTGGTGAGGAGTTTAGTTATAACTCCGCAAATCTTAAGGTCAATGCCGACCTACAATTAGCTAATATTCTTGATAAGTTTAATTATGAATATATTAGCGATGTAATTGATTCATCTTTGGAGAATATATTTATTCAGAAGAGTCAATTGCCAAATGTTGTGTATGGTTATGAGATTAACTTCAATAACCTTCTTGATGGATTTACAGGTAATGCTGATGAGATTCAGCTGAAGCGTTATAATATCTATACTGATATTATCAACAAGGTTTGTGATTTCTATAACCTTGAATTTACTGGCAATTTGGAATCAATGGATATCTATACTGTAGCTTATAGTCTTTATGATTTCTTTGTTTCTAATTTCTTTGATAATATGATCAGATTCTTTACAATGTATATTGTATATGAAAGGGATAATATTATGAACAACTTCAAAGAGATTAGAACAATGAAGAAAGATAATGAAAACATTGTTCAATACTCTAAGCAGTTGTTTAAGAATGAAAGCCTTGCTTATATCTATTCTAATATCGAATATGTGATTTCTAATATTACAACATTCGATATTCCATTGCAGGATATTATTAATTATACTGCAACTGATCGTGCTTTAGGAGAGTTCTTATCTTCTATTCTTTTAGATAAGAGAAACTTCTTTAGAGATAAATACTGTAGCTTTATTTTAAATGAAAACTTTGTTGCAGATAATATTATTGCAATCAAGTCTGAGTTGCAGAAAATTGGTTCAAGTTTTGAATAATTAGGAGGAAAGAAAAATGAGTGAAGAGAAAGAATTAAAAGAGGTTGTTGTTGATACAACTTACGATACATCAACTCAGATAAACCATATTGTAAAAGAATCTGATGGATTTGATCAGAATAAGGTTGATGAAATGTATAATAAGTTTGTAAATGGTGAGAATGTTGATATTGAAGCTGAACTTACCAAACTCTATAAAGATAATCCAGAAATTAATAAGCTTCAGGAAGTTGTTGCTCTTGCTAATATCGTTAAGCAGTATAAGGCTGGAAAGATTTCTAGCAAGTATTATGATAAGCTCCCTTCCAGTATTAAAGCTGAGATTTTTAAACAAGTTTCTTCTGCTGCAATGCTGAATGGTTCTAGAGTAAATAAGCAGGTATTAAACTTTGGAGCTAAAGCTTTCTTAGAAGATTTGTGTAAGGAAGTTGATGGTTCTAGTTCCTTTGATATCGACGAGATGTTTAACGAACTCTATAAGGGTATTAAGGATAATGCTGCTGATGCTGGAAAGAGCTCTGGAGATCTTTTCTTATCTACCATTGAAGATCGTAAAGCTTCTATTGAAGTTGCTAGACAGAAGGCTAGAGAGAATAATGATCTTGAAGCTGTAAAGAAGTTTGATGATATGGAAAGAGATATTAATAAGTCTTATGATCTTGTAGAGTTTAAAGAAGCTTTACCTGGTATCAAGATTAAGAAGTTCTATCTTGAGAAACCTTCTAAAGTATTTGATGATTTCAACTACAAGTTCAAGAGCTCTAAGTATCCTATCAATAACATTGCTCACTGTCCAGCTATCTTAGAAAAGCATGGAATTTCTCAGGAAGATGCTGTTAAACTTTGTGTTGCATTCTGCTTATATTGCCAGAATATGAAGGCTGAGAATAGTAGTGAATATCTATTCATGTACTACTTCATCAGAAACATCATCATTCTTGACAGATTAAATTATGATGGAGCTAATTATGACAAGATGGAAGAGAAAGCAAAGAATTACTATGATGGATTCCTTGCAAATCTTAAGTCTTGTATTGAATCTTTTAGATAAAAACTGTTTCCCAATAGGCATCTATTGCCTATTGGGAATTGTTTTGAAAACTTTATAATAATCTAATTATTATAAAATAAAAGGAGAAATATGCTATTATCAAATGAATATACATTGATCCCTCATATAAAGATAACTCTTAAATATGATGATGGAATTGTACAACATCACATCTTAAAGGAAGATGATATCATTATATGTAAATATAGGGAAAATACAAAAATATCCACAATCAATGGTAAGATTACCAAGATTGGATATAAATTAAACTCTTCATTTGCTGTAATAAATAGAACAATTTATCTTCAGATAGATGGTTCTGATAAACATGCTGGTCATGTTGTATATGTCAACATTGATGATATTGTTGGAATCAAAGTGTTAAAGACTGGTTCCATGATATCTAATCCAGTATGTACTGTAGCTAATGAAGATCAAGCTGTTTGTATGCTCAGAGAAAATGAAAATGGTCAATTGGAATATAGTAAAGATGGTTTGGAATGGAAAACTGTTGGAGTTGTATTACCAACTAAACCTGAGCATAAAGAGGAAGAGAAACCAGTTGTTGATGAACATTCTGCTACAGGAGGTGAAGCTAATAAGAAACGAGAAGAAAACTCTGAAAGAGAAAATAGTGGAAAAGATACTATTGTGGAGTCTAATAGTGGAAACGTTTCTGAAAACAATCAAGGACATGCTGTTTCACCGGTAGTTGAGAAAGATGATAAGGTTGAACCTGATCATAAACCAGCTGTAGAAGACAAGCATGAAGAAAATACATCTACCCATGTAGATGAATCTCACAACACTGTTGAAGAGAAACATGAAGAAACTCATACAGAATCTCATTCTGTAGTAACTGAAGATCATCATGTTGATACTAGTTTACAACCACAACCTTCTACAGATGATCATAGTGTAAATACTGATGATACATCTTCTCATAATACTGTTGAAGAAAAGCACGAAGATACACCTACAAACGTTGCTGGATCTGAAGAAGGAAAACATGAGGAAACAACTCATACAACTGGTGAAACTACTCATACAGAATCACCTTCAGTAACAACTGAAGATCATCATGATGAAACAGGATTACAACCACCAACTGGTGATACAACTCATACTGAAACTAATAGCGTTGTTAATTCAGAGACTCATGAATCAGAAACCCATACAGAATCTTCTCCTGTAGCAGCAGAGGTGACTCATACAACTGCTGAAACACATGATGAATCTAGACTTCATAATGAAGAAGGTTTAATTAAACCACCGGAGAATCATACAGAAGAGAATACTCATCACGAAGAAGCTAATAGGGTGATTGATAATGGTATTCATGAAGAACAACCTGTTGCAGCTGTACCTCAACCAGTGATTGACAATGGTATTCACACAGAACCTGTAGTAGCCAATCCTGTAAGTAATGATCATAATTCTGAAACAACAATTCCTATTGCAACAGAAGGTGTAACAGAATCTTCTTCTGAAGATGGTGCAGCTAGAACGAATGACATACATGTAGAACCGAGGGAAGATTCTCAATAAAATATGAAAGGATTCAAAGTATAGAATGGATAAGTTAAAAAACGTACGAATTAGTATGCTTGATAAATCAACAGGTAAGAGCAAACCTGTTAACGTTGTAACATCAGCAGATTCTGTATTGATGGATGGAGATGTTACTCTTAAAGAGTATTTAGCCAATAATATGAATAGTGGTGGACCAATTGCTGGTACAGGAATTGGTAACATTGCTACTAAAGAGATCGTTGAAGGTCTCAAGGATGAACTTAGTGATTTGAATGAAAAAATAAATTCATTACCGGAGGCTATTACGACAAATATGAATGCTGAAGAATTGGTTCAATTAAAGAAAAATGTTGCATCTATGATGACAGATGTATCAAAGCTTAACCTCAAAGATAATTTATCTATGACTAAAGATGAAGCTAATTATCTTAGAGGAAAGATGGATGAAGCTATTTCTAAACTTGCAAAGATGCAAGAGCAAATGGACTCACTTCCTGTATCTAAGCAGGATGCTTTAGAAGTTGACTTAGCAGCTTTGAAGAAGACTGTGAATGAATTCAAAGTTAAGATGGCTGGTCTAACAATTCAAGATAAGATTGCTATGACTACTGAAGAGGCTAATGCTTTAAGAACTAAGGTAGATCAAGCTCTTGTTGATACTGGAAATCTTAAGGAAGCTATTGGCAAATTACCAACTGAAGATCTTAAGAATGTAAAGCAGAATATTGATAATATTCAAAATCAATTAGCAACTCTTCAATTACCAGAAGGTGGATTTGCGAAGAAGGTTGATTTTGATTCTTTAAAGAATACTGTAGATACTTTAAAGAATAAAGTTGATAATCTTCCAACCAGTGGTTCTACATCTGGCGGTGGATCTTCTGTAAGTGATACAGAGATTACTGCTATAAAGAGTAACATCTCAGATTTGCAGACTAAGTTTGCAGCAATTAAGTTGCAAGATACTATTAGTATTACTAAAGATGAAGCAAACTCTTTAAGAAATAAAGTTGATAATCTTATTGTAATGGTAACAAAGCTTGGTGCTGTACCTGATCTAACTTTGGGTAGTGGGGGTAGAGCAATACAACCAGCAGCTACTGGAACAACACCAGCTGTAAACTCTGAAGAGATAAACTCTATTAAGAGTACACTACAGGAACTTCAGACTAAGGTTACAGCTTTACAGCAAGCTGCTAATACAACATCTGAAGCTACTATTAATGATCTTAAGAGCAAGTTTGAAAATATCACCAGAGAAGTTGCATTGTTAAAGCTTCCTAGTACAATTACAATGACTAAGGAAGAAGGTACAGCTTTAAGAGCTAAGGTTGATGAAGCAATCTTAGCAACTTCTAAGATGAAGGAAAAAGTTGAAGCTTTACCAAACGAGTTGAATAACTCTAATGCTAGTGAAATTGGTTCTCTTAAGAACAGAATGTCTACAGTAGAAACAACTATTGGAAATATTCCTAGTAATGTTTCTAGCGAGTTAAGCACTGTTAAGAGTAGTCTTGAACAAGTAAAAACTAATATTGGATTAGTAGAAGCAAAACTTCCAACATCTTTTGCTGTTACAAAAGATGAAGTAAACTTTATTAGAAACAGAACAGAAGAGTTACTTAAGACTACTGCAAAACTTGAAGCTGGTGCAAAAATTCTTCCAGATTATCCTAGTATTATTAAGAAAGATGAAACTATTGTTGGAATCAAAACAGCTTTAGATGAAGCTGTAAACAAAGTAAACACTGTTAAAGAGTCTATAGAAAAAACTTATCCAGTAAAACCTATTGTTATTGCTACTGAAAAGAAGCTTATCTCTTTTAGAAAAACTATACCAATGGTGGAGAAAATTACTTCATCAAAACCAAAAGAAATAATACTAGAACTTCCAGAATTTTCTGAATTTATGGATATCAATTTCAGTTGCTGTTTAGATATGACAACATTTAGCCAATGGGATTATCGTGACTTTTCAATAATGATTGATGATGGTGTTGATGATGATCCTGATGTTGGTGTTAGAAATGAGAAAGTCTTTGGGTATAGGATTTATTCTAGTGGTGGAGAAAAATACCTTAGTATATATCAAGGATTTAAGATATTGTCTAATGTAAAAAAGCTTAGAATAAAGATGCAAACAAATGGAACTGTTGGTGTATATTCTTCATATAATCTTACAGAGCAAGTATTTGTAGTTAACGGAACTGGAGTATAATATGAAACAAGTATCTATAAACGGGATTAATCTTATAAAGAAATATGAAGGTTGTAGACTTCAAGCATATTGGGACAAACATGGAAATGTTTGGACTATTGGATATGGTCATACTAGGGGAGTTACCTCTGGTATGACTATAACTCAAAATGAAGCCATTAAGTATTTAATCTCTGATTGCAAATATGCTGAGAATATTGTAAATAAGTATGATTCTGTTTATAGATGGAATCAAAATGAGTTTGATGCTCTAGTATCTTTTGCATTCAATGTTGGTGGCTTAAAGAAACTTACTGGAGATAAAACTAAGACTAAACAACAGATTGCTGAAGATTTTGTAAACTTCAACCATGCTGGAGGTTTAGTTCTTCCAGGTCTTACATTAAGAAGACGAGCTGAAGCCAAACTATTTACAACTCCAATGGAACCAGAAGTTAAAGAAGAAATTAAGAAAGGTTGGCAGAAAGATTCTAATAACAACTGGACTTATACTAACGATGATGGTTCTCTTATGAAAGGTTGGAATGTTGTAAATAAACATTGGTACTATTTTAAAGAAGAAGATGGTATCATGGTTAAAGGTTGGAACAACATCAATAATCGTTGGTATTATATGGAAGAATCTGGAGACTTAGAGGGTGCATTATATAGATCTGATGATACTGGTGCACAATCTATTTGGGAGGTATAATTAAATTATGGCTAATGAACGTAGATATTGTAGACTAGAAGACTGGGAAGGAAATGAATATAGCCTGGCAGGTTCTGGTGGACATGGTGGCGGAGGAGTTGGTGGAGAGATCTTAACTGCCGATAAGATTGAAACTGATAAGACTAAGATCAAACCAACAACTAAATTCTTTGCAAATGGTATTAAGATTGAAGATGCAAGATCTCAATCTGGTAAAGCTATTGTATTAGATTATAATATGACACCACTTCCAGCAGGTCAACAGAATTTGTTATTCAAAGGATTATTTGATAATATTCCTCTTGGTAATATTTCCATAAATCTCAGAATGTTACCAATGTTCAAGAGAGAAGATTGGTTTAAACCTGAGTATATAGGATTTCATAATCTTGAAGTTTTCGAAGTTTATGTAAAATATTTTGACAATATCACTAAGCAATACAGTGAGGATATGATGGATATCAGAGGAATTGTCAAGATTGAGAACTTCAAAACATTCCCAATTGTTCCTATGAATACTATTTCTTGGAATATGGGAACAAATACAAGAAATGTTGTACCATTGGAATCTACTCAATATACACCGCTTCAGTTACAGAATAAGAAAAACTATGGAGAGATTTCTATAGTATTACCATTTATGACAAAGACATATTCAAAGAATTATTCTTGTGAGGTTACTATCGGTGCATTTAAAGAAGATAAACCGAAGTCTCAAGCAAGAGTATACGAATATGGTAGAGATGAAGGATTCTTACAGAATATCATGTTAGATTCTATATCTGTTACAAAGGCTGCTGGATCTGTTACTTCAGCTCCATACTTTGTATATGGTGGATATTAAAGAGGTGTATAGTGGAATATCATGAGTTAGATAAATATATAGAAAATATAAAGAATAGAATCAATGCAGAATTCTTCCGTAGATCATGTCAATATGGTGGAGTTTCAGAACATCAGATTCAATTCGATATTAAACCTGTACAGGGTCAAGCTATATTATCTGAACACAAAAATGAACTTACATCCAAACTCCTATTGATAAACGACTTCTCTAAAACAGAAGTCGAACTCAATAGAGGTAAGACTGAACCAACTGTAATTGATACAGTGTTTGCAGAAGTTGGCGATGCTATATCAGAATATGAGAAGGAACGAGTGTATATTCCTAGAGATGAAGCTCTTAGCACTAGTTGTAGGGGTATGTGTACAGGAATGTGCTCTGGATCATGTTTTAACACATGTGATGGTTGTACAGGCTCGTGTGTTGGGTCTTGCTCAAGCTGTACTGGACATTGTACATCATCTTGTGGTTCATCTTGCTCCGCTTCTTGCTCTGGTGGTTGTTCCACAATCTGTCAAGGTGGTTGTGGTTCATCATGTTCAGATACATGCTCTTCTGCATGTAGTGGTGGATGTAGCACTGGTTGTTCTGGATGTGCTGGATCTTGTCAAGGAAGATGTCAGGGAACATGTCAAACTGGTTGTGATACATCATGTACTGGAAATTGTGAAGGAACATGTACCGATGGATGTTATCAAGGATGTACAGCACATTGTGCAGCTGGATGTTCTGGTGAATGTGAATCAAACTGTAGAGGATCATGTGTTGGAGGTTGTAAAGGAAATTGCTCAAAAGGCTCATCCAGAGGTGGTCCCGGGGATTATGTAAGACCAGGAGCATCCGGTGGAAGTAGTCGTGCTAGAGGAGCTGGTACAACATATAGCAGGGGTAGTGGTAGAGGACCTGGTAGATAAATAGATTGGAGAGATTATGAATTGTTCAAATTGCTCTGGTGGTTGTCATTCACAATGCACTGGATGTACAAATACATGTAGTGGATCTTGCCAATCTGGATGTCAAGGTGCTTGTCAAGCTACATGTTCTAATGGGTGTAAAGATGAATGTAGAAATACATGCTACACAAATTGTGTAAACAGTTGTAGAGGTCAATGTAACTCAAGTTGTTCTTTTGGATGTGATCTATCATGTTCTTCAACATGCTCTACAAGTTGCCAAACTACTTGTAATACAGGTTGTGAAGGACAATGTAATAGATTATGCATATCAACATCTGTAAATACTGTTACTGGACCATAAGAGAGGTTGTATGAAAATAACTGTAGAAAATTCTAAGATAGGAAAGTTTGTTCAAATTCTTGGTGTTACAGATATTACTGAGAATTTAGAATATGGTAGTCCTATATTGTCTGTAATTGTAGATAATATAGATAAATCAATTGATACCATTTATGAGGAATTAGATTTTGTTATTGATAAGATTACGGTATCAGAATCTGTTAATACTAATGATGGTATCGTTGATAATGAGGTTACTTCGTATGATAAATATCACAAATTATATCTCGCTAGTATAAATATTGGTGGGAATTACAAGGCTGCAAGTGGTAAATCTACGACATATGTGTTTGTTTAAATTTCGAAAGGATCATTAATGTTTACAGTTTTTAAAACTATAACTGAAGAAGAAAATGTAAGGTTGCAATCTGCTGAATATATGTCATCATCTTCTAGAAAAATAGTAGAGGTTACTTTGGAAGATGAAGATATCAATATCTCAACAGAAAGATTCAAGGTGTTACTAGATGACTATATTGACAAGAACGTAATGTACGAGTTTTTGAAGGACAAGTTGGCAAAGGATAATATTCCATATAATCTACTTGGTAAAGTAGATTGGAATTTAGACTTTGCTACAGCTAAACTTACTCTTACTTTCGAAAATGAAGATTACAAAAATGAATTACTAGTTAACGGATATAAGGAAGAGGTGTAAGAAATACATGCAAGATAATAAAACCCTCAGTGTAATGAATAAGTATTATAATAATAAAAAAGACGAAGATTATAATACTTACTTGTCAAGGATGTCGGATTACATATTTGAAAATGGGAAAGGAAAAGGAGCGAACTCTAAATCTGTAACATTTCAAGTTACAGAATCCTGTAACCTGAATTGTTCATATTGTTATCAAACATGTAAGAGTTCTACCAGGTTAAAGATCAATGATGCTAAAAAATTTATTGATATTTTACTTAGTGATGATACTAGTAGAAATGATTACCTTAACCATAGCAATACGTCTGCTATTATTATAGACTTTATTGGTGGGGAACCATTTCTTGAAGTTGAACTTATTGACCAGATTATATCATACTTTCTTAAAAAGTGTATAGAACTGAACCATCCATGGATGTATAATTTCATGATATCGGTTGGAACTAATGGTACTTTGTATTTTAGTGACAAAGTGCAGAAGTTCTTAAATAAGTATAAGGGTAGAGTATCGTTGGCTATAACAGTAGATGGAAACAAAGAATTGCACGACTCTTGTAGAGTATTCTATAACGGTAATGGATCTTATGACGTAGCTTCAAAAGCTGCTGTAGATTGGATGAATAAAACCGGAATGGGTGCAACGAAATTAACGATAGCACCAGAAAATGTAATGTTCTTGTCTGATGCTATTAAGAATATGATCAACTTAGGATTCACAAACATTAGCGAAAACTGTGTATTTGAAGATGTATGGAAAGTTGAACATGCTACAGAATTATACAAACAGTTGAAGAATCTTGCAGATTATCTTTTAGATAATGATCTGGAAGAAAAGATCGCTATTAGATTATTTGAACCAAATTCTTATAAACCAATGGACCCTTCTGAAAATGGAAACTGGTGTGGTGGAAATGGACAGATGTTAGCACTTGATGTTAGAGGAGATATATTTAACTGTGTTAGATATATGCAATCTGCTTTAGGTGGAAAAAGAGATCCTTTAAGAATAGGAGATGTTGAACACGGTATAGGTTGCTGTGCAAAAGATAGATGTAATATTTGCTCTATGCAATCTATTACAAGAAGATCTCAAAGTACAGATAAATGTTTCAACTGTCCTATTGCAGCTGGATGTGGTTGGTGCAGTGCATACAACTATCAACATACAGGTTCTGTAAATGAACGTGTTACCTCTACATGTGATACACATACCGCTGAAGCATTAGCTAATAATTACTATTGGAACAAATTGTTAATCAAACATAACGAGGATGTGAGAGCACCACTATTTGTTCCAAAAGAATGGGCTGAGAAGATTATTGGTTTAGAAGAATATGAAATGATTAGATCATTATCTGAATCTGATGCTATCATTGAATCGGAATGGTATGATAAATTCAAATAATCTAACGGGGTAATTGTATGCTTAAACCTTTAAACTTTGGTCAATACCAAGCACTTAAGAGATACTCTTTTAATCAAATGAATTCTTGGGCTGTATCTGTATACAAGTCTGGATTTGAAGATGGAATTGAGAGCTGCGAACAAGATGAAAATGTTCAAATGTTGGAATTTGATAAAGATTCTATGAGAGATTTTTTAAAGAGTGTAAATGGTGTTGATGACACTGTAATTGATAATATAGTAAATGCATTTATAGAACGTGGAGAAAATTGCTACGCTGTAAATGAATGATTGGAGGATTAACAATGGGAAAAGTGTTAATGAGACCAGGTGGAGGATCATCGGATTTAGATGCGATAACAGCCAAAGCGTCTGACGTTTTGGCTGGTAAAGCTTTTGTTGATCCTAATGGAGAAATACAATCTGGTACTATTCCTGATTTTACAACGAATAAACAAGGTACTGCTGGTGGTAAGACAATTCAGTTATTTGATAATCTTGAGAAAGATGGGGATAATCTTGTTCTTAAGGTAACCGATGGTATGAAGACTGGATATATAAAGAATACTGATATATTGGGAATATCTGGAGAGACTGCTGGTAATGCTGTTGCTAAGAATGTTGTTGTTGGAAATACTTTTACTTCTGCTGCTGGTGTAAAACTCGAAGGAGTTTTACCAAACAATTCGAATTCTAAGAAGTCTGATACTATTGAGGTTAAACAAGATGTTGTTCTTGTTAGAATTCCTAATGGTGCATATTTCAATGGTGCTGATGGAAAAGATCCATCTATTGAATTATCTAAACTTACTGTAGCTAAGATGGCTACAGACATGTTTGGTTTATCTGTAATAACAAATTTTAGGTTGGCTCAACTTTATTCTAACAGAGTTAGTATGACATGGAGGTTGAGCCCAGATGAAAGACTGTCATACGATAAGAGCACTTTTGTAGATAGAAATACAAAAACCAGACATGGACTATGTACCGGATTTAAGATAGATATAACTGCTAGTGGTCAATCTAAAACTGCAATTGTCCCATATAATCCAAACACTTCTATTTATGATTACACTAGTGATATTATACCACAAGGTAATGTTACTGTTATTATCACCCCATTCATTTCATTAGGTTTAAATGAAAAGCTGTACGGTGCTATGCAACAACAATCTATTGTATTGAATAATATTAATGGATCTCTTAGTATAGCAGATCGTGGTCCCACACACGCTGCTCAAAATGATGGTCAGATGACTGTACCTGCTGGTGTTAGATATATGGCATATGTTATGGTTGGTCATGGTTCTAACGGTAGTGATGGAAGACTGTTTACACATAACCATTCTGATGACTCATATATGGGTGGTGGTGGAGGAGCTGGTGGTAAGTTCAAAGAAGGACTTATTAAAGTAACTCCTGGAGAAACAATATCATATCATTTACCAGTTATGATGGGTTACGGTGGTCCTGGAACCATTGTTGTTGGGAATAATAGAATAGTTTTAACTGTTGAAGATGCTAGATATGTGCCATATTATAGAAGTGGTAATGATGATTTAAATACACCAGACGCTGCATCTGGAGGTTCTGGTGGTGGTGCTGGAGCATCTCAAAATGAAGGTTTTAGATTTGGTGGTAAAGGTGGATCTGATGGATCTAGTGGTCAATCTGTTCAATATGGTGGATCTCCAGGAACTGGTCAAGGTACAACAACACGTTCTAAACTAACCGGTGTGTTATACGCTGGTGGTGGAGGTGGTGGTGGAACCTACTACATAAGAAATGGTCAACCGTTTGTTAATAATGGTGGTGATGGTGGTGGAGGAGCTGGTGGATCAGCAGATGGTTCAGCTCTTAATGCAACTATAGGATTGGGTGCTGGTGGTGGAGGTGGTGGTAGATATGGTGCCAACATATTATACCGTGGCTCTAGAGGTGCTGGATCAGGTTCTTGTGGTTGTATCTACCTAGAATGGGGCGACCGTGTCACCGAAACTTATAAAAATGAAATTATGGCTATGGAAAGGGGATAGTGAATGTATAATAAAAGAGAATTTGCTGTAATAACTCCTGATGAAAATGGTGTTAATAACGTTGTAGGGGTTAGTATGTTCGAAGACCCAACTACAGCTAATAATTTTGTAAAGCTTATGTATGATGAACATTCATATGCTATAGACTGCTCACAATTTGCTATTGAATTACCAGCAGTATATAGAGATGGTGGATTTGTTCTCATTAAGAAGATTCCAAAGTTTGATACTGAAGGAAATATTTTAGAATATGAGACTAAAGAATATCAAGCTCCTAGAGTTATTCCTCCACTTGAAATGATTGATAACTTACAGAAACAGAATAAAGATTTGTTATCAAATCTTGCTGATATTATAGGAGGTGCTTTGAAATGATAAGTTCTTTAGAGAGACGAATTATTATTGAATCTCTTATTGAAAGATATAATGCAGGTGAAGATATAACCGCAATCTTAAAGAGTTATACTAAGCTTACATTCTCTGAGAGAGAAGAGATCTATACTGAGATTACTGGACAGAAGATTCCATACACTCTTAAAGAGATTAAAGAGGTTAAATTGGTAGAGTTTGCAGAAGCTTGCTCTAAAGCCATCGAAAATGGTACTGATGTAGACATTGATGGTAACACGGAGCATTTTTCTTATAAACTAGCTACAGGAGATCAGACCAATATTGATAATCTCATGGTATCTGCAAGAACCACTGGAATGCCACAACCATACCATGCCGATGGTAAAGATTGTAAGATGTATTCTGTTGAACAAATATTCAATATCTATATGGCTCTTATGGCTAATAAGACAAATCAGACTACTTACTATAATCAATTGAAGCAATACATTCTCAATGAATTTACTACAGAAGATGATGTAAAGTTTGTTGAAAAGATTAAGTATGGTGATCAATTGGTTGGTAAGTATTATGATACTTATGTTGAGATTCTTAAACAGTCCACTTCTATCATGAACCAATTCATTGCTAAGTATACTGCTGAACTTGCTGCTAGTAAGACAGTAACCAATCTTGGTGTAGATATTAATAGAACTAATCCTATTACTAACGAAGATTCTATTACTAGACAGAATTAATTTGGGGTGAGTATGAATAGTTTAGCAAGAAAAATCGTTTTGTTTTATGTAGGATTTTCCACATATATAATGATAGAAGTAATGTTTCATTCTAAGATGAGCTTATTTGAACCTGGTTGGTCTTATATAGCTTCTGGATTAATGGGTGCTACAGCATTCATGATTATAGACTCTTTTAACAACAGCATTTCTTGGGATATAGAATTTATAATTCAAATGGTTCTTGGAGGAGTGGTTGTTACATTTATAGAGTTTATTGTAGGATTAATTTCTGTATTCATTTTCCATTCTAGAATGTGGGATTATTCAGATATGCCAATGAATCTATATGGTATTATTTGTCCTCAGTTTACTATATTCTGGATACTATTATCAGCTATAGCAATTGTACTTGGAGATGTAATTAATTTCTTCATTTTCCAAGAAGGACCGCATCCATATTATATATTCTTTGGAAAGAAAATCTATTTATTTAAACTGAAATAATATACATACTTAGATGGTCTTTTGATCATCTAAGTATTGTTTTATATAAACACTAACTATTAAAATATTAAAAACAAGGAGAAATATATATGGGAGATAATAACAATCTATATTATGAATCTGAGAATGGTGAAGCTTCTGTAAATATAGAAGGTTCTAATAGTGAAGATAGTAGAGTAGCATCTCCAATTGATGTTGCTAATAATCATGCTTATAGAGATCCTTACACTAACGAGATTCTTTACGGTAAAGCTGATTTATATAAATTGAATAAGACAATTGAACCTGGCGAGACTTATACGCTACCTGATGGTTTCCATGAAGGTACTATAATCAAAGCTAAAGATATTACAGATTTTACTTATGGTACAGCTACAGCTGATGATATTGCTTTTAATAAGACTGCTTGGGTTAATGGAAAGAAAGTTATCGGCACATCTAAAGCTTCTAATATTCCTGAATTATCTGCAACTGTTGATGATGTAGTTGATGGTAAGACTTTTATTGGTAGAGATAGAACTCAAGCTACTGGTACTATAAGAAAGACTGTTGGTCATGGTAATGATAAGACTATTACAAAACCTATCAATCTTGAAGGATACTATAAAGATGTAACAATTTCACCAATAGATATGAGTGAAGATGATGCAACCGCTGATCATTTATTGTTAGGATATACGGCACATTCTAAAGGTAAGAAAATTGTTGGTACTATGCATTTAGGAGAAGAGGCAGCTGCAACAATATCAACTAGTAACCAAGCACAACCAGAGGATGTGTTAGAAACTAAAAGATTTGCCAGACCACAAGATGATGGTATGGATGTAATTATAGAAAATGGAAAAATGAAAGTCAATCCACCTCAAAATATCATATTGGATAATGGTGATTTGTATAATATTCCTAAAGGATACCATAATGGTACTGGGGTATTAACAGTACCAACATTAGCATCAAAAACTCCAGGTAATGCTACAAAATATGATTTACCAATAGGAAAAAAAGCATGGGTTTATGGTAAAGAAATTGTTGCAAATTACAAAAAAATTCCTGAACTTAATGATCTAAATAATGATAAAGAAAATGGTAAAATAGAAGTTCCAGCTGGAGATAAATATTCTAATTTTGATAATGGTATTACACTTGATTCAAGATTGAATAGAGAGATACTATTTGCAAATATTAACTATAGTGATCGTCGTGATAAATATAGTAAAAGAAATTTTGATGATGCAAGAGCTTTTGCTCAAGATCCAATCGCAACTTTTCCATTACTTAATTATATATTCGCACTACCATCATCGGCACGAGCATATGGTACTGTAAAAAATATAAATGGGAAAAATACTTTTGTTAGAAATACAAAAACTTTAGATCCACAATCATTATCTAGTATTATATATAATAAAAAATTGATATCTATTGATTGCGTTGCTGTTAATATATATCAAGATAAATCAACAAATAGTCTACTTTTTTCCGGATGTGCTAGATATGATGTATCATATTGGAATAATATAAACAGATTATCTTATAGAGATTTTATAGACTATTCTTTAAATAATACGAAAGTTTTATTTAATAAAATAAAAACTCCGGGAAACAGTGGTCTTAATGGATCTGCAAATATTATGATAACATTCAGTGAATTAAAATTTCACAATAATGATGATGGATTTGGAAATTTTTGTATAGGAATTTTCCCATATTTTGATAAAAGTATAAATGAATCATTTGAATCGTTTAGAAATTATAAACCTACAGAATTTTCAAGCGGTGATTCTGTCGATTCTCCAGTTTTTACACGTTTTAGTGTACTTCAAAATCTTGATGTTGAGGTTAAATTCTTTGGTATAAATTATGAAGAATAGAAAACAAAAGATGTCGGAGTATTTACAAAAATACTCCGATATTCCAAAAGATTATAATGAAAGACTAGATTATCTTTTATCATCATATAATCTATCTGATAATAGGATGATGGAATTGGTTAATAAGAAGAGAGTTATGGAATCTACAATGCAATACAATTCATTCAATGTTGTATTGTATGAAGATCCGGAAGGTGCTAAGAGACCAAGATTCAGAATAGTGAATAGAAAGAATTTATCTAATGTAGCAAAAGCTAATTCAGATTTTATTCATGTATATTCACCTAATGCTGCTGAAGATAATGCCTATATGCATAGACTTATAGGATCAGAATTAGATTACTTAGATTGGTTTATACAAACACCTTGTCAGGTGACTATAAATACATACTCTAAAACACCTTCTTATTTTAATCAAGTTGATACAATCTTAGCAGAGATTGGATTACATAGACCAATACCAAAACCCGACTGGGATAATATTGGTAAAAAGTATTCCGATATGTTTAATGCAAATATCTGGTTGGATGACCAGTTGGTTACAGATGGATCTGTTCATAAATACTATTCTATATTACCTAGAGTAGAGATATATATTAGATATCTGAATTGTGTTACAAATATATACAATTATAATCAGATAACTAATAGAAAAGACTACAATAACAATTATCCAATACAATATTTGGATAAGGGGGGATTTTTAGTATGATTTTGAAACAAGAACACGAAACTATAAATGTCATTAAGTATCTTGAAAATAAACTTGCTCTAATAGAGGACTTTGAGCAAGAGTTTATAGATACTTTAAAAAGTAAAGTGGATATTGATAATGTAAATGTATATCCAAGATTTACTGCAACAATTGTTGCTAAGAATGAACATGATGATATCCACTACAACACTTATGTTTCGTTAAGAGAAGTGTTGTTAAAACACATCACTGATCAGAATGCTTTGGAATATATTAGATCTATGGATTTCATTAAAATGATTTGTAAAATTCTATCTTTTGGAAAAGGAAAGTTTTCTATTGCTTTATTCTAAGAATTGTCCCATAGTTGGTTTTCCAACTATGGGATAAAAACTTTATTATAATTAAAATAGGAAGGTGTTTATAAATGGATATTAGTTTCAAGTACAATGAAATACCACCATTCTCTAAAAGAGATGGAGATAAGTTGTTATTCTCTGGAGATGGATACATAGAATATTATATACCAGATGAATACTTCGGATCAAAGTCTTCTACTATTGAAGGTTCTTATTTAAGAATTCTAGGATCTTTCAACTATAGAATCTTCTCTGAGAGTGGTAAGCCTGGTAAGTTGAAAGAGTTTAATTATCCAACTCTTTTTATGTGTAAACCTGGTAAGATTGAAAGAGGTGTTAAACTCCAATTAGATTCTCATTTGGATGAGATGACTTATGGAGTATTAAGATTCTTCGATGGTGATGAATTGATCTCAAGATTACATACCGAGCAGTATATTGATAATGTATCAGAGTTGTTTAGATTACATTTAAGAACTGGTAATGTTCCAAACTCTATTCCTTATGATACTTTATACAGCTTCCCATTTGAATCAATGGAATTAAATGGTGGTAAGTTTGCAGTACATTCACAAGCAATGGGATTAATGTACTCTAAGATTTGTAGAGATCCGGATGATATTAATAAACCATTTAGATTATCTAAAGCTATAGATAAATCTATGCAAGGATATCATCCAATTTCTATTAAGAGGGCAGCTAAGTTAATCTCACCATTCGTTGCTATGACGGCAGAAAACATTGATGAGTCTATCATGGTTGCTGTTATGATGTCTGATGATGAGAAGACTGGAAAGGCTAAGCATAAGGAATCTCCATTAGAGAGAATCATGACCATGTAACAACCAATTTTAACATAACATTAAATATCTATAGCGGATATTAATAAATATTTTAAAATATTTGGTAAAATCCTAGAATAATTTTAAGGAGGATAAACAAGTAATGTATGCAGGAACAAAAATAAATATACATGAAGTTTTGCAGAAACGTAAGATTGCTACTCTTACAGATGAATCCATTCCATTGTTTTTGTGTATCTTCTCTTCCGATAAGGGAACTGAGAATATTACAAACTTTACAAAAGATGAGTTCTTACAGATGTATGGAACAAAGGCAGACTTTTTCAAGTATGGTCAACCATTGATTCAGGCTCATGCTATTGTAAAGGCTGGTGGTAGAATCCTTGCAAAGCGAATTGTATCAGAGACAGCGACATTAGCTAACGCTGTTGTCTATGCAAACGTAACTACCGAGCAGAAGGATAAGACTACTGCTGACGGTAAGCAGATCTATCTGAAGGATACTGGTGAAGAGACAGAGGAAGTAACAGCTACAAAGGCTACAGTAAACTTTGCTAAGGTTAAGTATACTGTATCAACTGTAGAGAATGCTAAGACTCTGGATGAAGTATTGGTTAAGGCTGAGGAAGGAAAGACTGATAGTAAGTTCCCATTATTCGTTATCTGTGATAACGGTAGAGGAAAGAGTATCAAGAAGTTCCGAATCACTCCAGACTACGATGTTTCTAAGAGCACCAACTTCATGATCTATAATCTTCAGGATATTGAAGATAATATAGTTATGGAGAATGCTAGATTCTCTGCTTATCCTGATGGAATCTCTAATTACTCTGGAAACAGTAGAAACTTCAGTATGACTGAGTCTACATCTTATCAGTTCGCTACTCAGTATTCTGCACTTGGAACAGCAGCTTATGTAAAGAAGCTTGTTGAGATCACAGGATATTCTGAGGCTGAGATCTATGCTTTAGACTTCATCTTTGGTAAGACTAACAGAGCTAAGGATATTCCTGGAATCGTTATTGATAACGAATCTACAGATGCTGTAGTATTGAATTCTACCTATGGAATTCCTCTTCAGTCTGGAACTAATGGAGCATTTGATGACGCACCGTTCCCTGGCAATAAGGCAACTGCTGCTTGGACTAGCGAAGCTTCTCAGTTCTTATCTGGAGATGTTGATGCATCTATCTGGGATCTTGATCAGTATA